GCAATTTTCTTTTTAAGTTTTTTATCTTTAGCGCCCTTATCCGAAAAAGCATTAGGAGTATTATATGCCCCTGCAGCTCCAGATGTAGTTGCCTCATCCAATTCATTCTCCACTTCTTGAATTAGTTCTTCTAAAAAATTATTAAGATTCTTTTCCATTGACATTTTTTATTTCCTTAATCAACTCAAACGATAACATTAAAGATGAAACTTGCTCATCAGTAATTTTCTTACCGATTTTTTGTTTTTTCAAAACGTTTATTGTTTCTCTTAATTTTATTTTTGTAATCTTATCCTTCATACCTTTATACATTGAATGCAATTCGGTAATTGTTTTTATCAATTGCTTTTCAAAATATTCACCAAATTTAGAAGTATTAGAAACATTATTAATATATTCTCTTAATAATCCTTTTTGATTGGTATTTAAATTAGTATATTTTTTATTGAAAGATTCTGTTAGGATTTTAAAAGTTAGTAATCTTAAATCTTTTTCTTGTTTCTTATAATCTTCTACTAATTTATCTTCTTTTACTTTTAAAGTAGTATTTTTAGTTGAAATATGCTCTACAAGAGTAAGTTTAGAATCAAATACATCCTTAACATCAGTAACGTTAATAATTTTTGATTCAAATAACTTATGCACAGATGCTAATACTTTATAATTAGTAACTGGAGATGACATAAGGTTATCAATATCTAATGTTTCTTTAATAGATTTAATAAGATTATACTTTTCTCTTTTAAGTTTAGAATAGTCTAATCGTGTGTGTGCTTCTAATATTGCATCAATGAACTTTTCAGCTTTTGTTTCTGAATTGTATTTTTCATTAATTAGCAGATTAAATAGTCTTAATTCTTTTGCAAGTTCTGTTTTTCCTGCAAAGAATTCTTTAATGATTTCCTTCGATTTCTCCTCAGAACCATTTAACACTTCAAGTGTTATTTGCTTTGTAAGTAGTTCGAATAAAAACCCAGTGTTTTTAAATTTAGAGTGTCTTATTTTTTTCATTTGAAATTTTTCCAATTATGATATGGTAAATTTATACTATTATAAATATAAAAATATAAATTATAAATTAATTTTCCATATCTTCAAGGATATTATCCTCATTTAACATGTCTGTGTCTTCGTGTAAATACTTTCGTTTTGATGAAATCCCATTGATATATGTCAATGCCTTCTCTTCGGAAGTTCTTGAACGTTTTGATGTCCTTTCCTTATCACCAAGTGGGTCTCTACCTAATGGGTGTTTATCTTTCCCATATGTACCACCTTCTCTTGGTCTTCCACCTTTATTCTTAATCTCTTGTTTTATTTTTTCAATTGATTCTTCAATATCATCTGGTTCTTCATCTTCAGTTGCAGGATCATTTCCTTCATCTTCAATAGAACGGAATCTGAATCTATCTTTCAAATCCTCTAACATACGAACTCGTTGTGTATCTTGTTCTCCTCCACTTAATTTAAATATATTTTCATATACCCAATCCTTAGATAACATATTTAATCCTTGAATATCTTGAGCTAATCTAACTTTCTCACTCCACAAGTTTACTTTTTCTTGTTCATATATTGTAGATGGATTAACTAATGATAAACTAAAGTTAGTCATTTCTGAATCTTGAATACCTTGTGCATATAAATGAACAATTGCAATTTTAGATAATTCTGAAACTACTGTTCTTTGTATTCTTTCGATTGTTCTTGCAAATCTTACATCTTCAGCTGCTAATGTTGCTTTACCATTTACATTTTCTTCATATCCTAAATATGCTCTTGGAATTTTTAATGCTGCAAACATTTTGTTTTTTAAATAATCAATATCTTCAATAGATGAATATTCCATTCCTGCAAGATTATCAATTGATGTACCACTATCACCACCACGAACAGGAAGATAGAAATCTTCTGTTAGGTTTTGCATATTGTACTTTAAGTTATAATCACCAGTATTCTTATCAACAAAAGGAACTTTCTTCATCTTGTTAATAATTCTCTGCATATAGTTATCTACTTCGGTTGGAGGAATGTTACCAATATCAATTTTGAAAACTCTCTTTTCAGGTGCTCTCATAATTCTATGGATTAACATTGCATCTTCCATAAGAGATAATTGTTTCCACAATCTTCTACCATTTTCAATCATTGATTTTCCATATGGTAACCAGTTTGTATCTGCTAATAATCTGAAATGTGCTATTTCGAAGTTTTCGTATTCTTCTTTACCATTAGGGTCTTCAGTAATTTTAAACTTTACTGAGTTTGGATTTGTAGGGTCGGTTCTTTCTAATCGTTCTGTATTGTAAACAGAATGTGGAGTAACATTTACGATACCCTTTCCTTCTGCAACTTCTAAACCTAAAAAGAAATCTCCATACTTACACATATTTCTTACCCATGGCCATAAGTTGAATTCAACATTAAGGATATCATAGAATAAGTTATTTAAAATATCTTGTACTTTTTCATTATCAGAGTGAATTAACATTACATCACCAAATTCATTCTTTAGTGTTGATTCATCTGCATATATATCAAGAGCCGATGCTAATATAGGATCATTATCCATTGCATCGAAATCTCTAAAAACTTCTCTACGAACTTGTTGGTATGCCATTGATTGTGCACCACCTGCTTGTTCGAAGAAAGATTTTTGTATCTTCGTGTATCTATCTCTTAAAGAAGATAGATTTGTTTGTTGTCTTTCATCACCGTCAAAAACCTTTCTCCTACCTTTATCATCAACCGTTACGATTGCTTTGGTACGAAAGAGTTTTGTTAACCGTTCAAAAAATGAAGTATCTGCCATTTGTATTTATTTTTTAATTTATAACCTTTATTATTACCATTTTCTACAAGACCAATATCTTGCTTTGTGTTTTGGACCAGGTGAATCACAATTGTGTCTTGCTCTAAATGCTTTTCTTGCATCTGGATTGTTCTTTCTAATCGACATTGTTTTTTCTCCTGATTTCTTTGCGGAACTTCCACCATGTCCAAAGTTCACCTTTACTACATTACCTTTGGGGTTATTAACATATACTTTAAACTTTTTAACATCACCTTGCATTGGTTTTCCAAGTTTAACTGTTCTACCTTGGTATTCTGCTTCATTTATGTCGGATTTATATTCCTTCATAAATTTAGTAAATTCCTGTATATCGTGATAGTTTTCTACGGTGTATTCTTCACAGTATTCTTGACTTTCTACTAATAAATTATATAATGATATCATACTTGTTTCGTTCTATACTATAAATATGGAATTATTTAATTAACCACGTTAGGTCTTCGTTCCTATCACCTACCTTCATTTGCCATGGGTTTTCATCCATTGATAGGTTTCCACCAAATCCATCACTTAACCCCTCAGATGATTGTCCTATACCACCCAATGTTTGTTTAGTTAAATCAATTCCTTCTTGTCTTAATCTTAATGCAGTATCACGTACCCATAATCCGATTGATAATGACATTGTTAAATCATCATTATATCCTCTCATTGCTTCTGCTCTATTTCCATTCCATATAAATGTAAATAGTTCGGTAATTGTTCTCTCTGAACGTATTGTTACCGATTTTTCTCTGATGTATTGTTCTAACTTTGAAATAATCAAAGGTCGTGTTTTGGATGTTGTTGAGAATCCAGGTTTCATTCCTCGTTCTTCTGCTCTGTATTTATTTGATAGTTGATTTTCCACATCTACATACTTTAAATCCGAACTCATATAAAAAAGATTACCATATGACCTATCTATTACTTGTTGAATTACTGCCCAACCAATATTAGCATTTTCAATTACTAATAATGCATTATTATATTCAGTTGCAAGTGAAACTAAAAAGTTTCCAAAATCCTTTGTACCCAACTTACCTTTATATTCAGCAACTTGTGTGGAAGCTTCAATATCAATCACATGACAAGCAGAGTAATCACTTGCATCACCACGAGCAACATCGGCAACCACCATATAAGGTTTACTATAATTTGGATATTCCCATTTCCATAGGTTTCCATCAAATCCGGTCTTTTCAATTGGTTCTTGTACAAATGTTTCTTTATAAAACATTAAAAGTTGTGGGTCTATCACAGTATCACCAGAACTAACGAAATCACAATCACATTCTTGAGCTGCTCCTTTTGGTCCTAATAATACTTCCTGTTCATCTCTCCATTCTTGGTTTCTTTCAGGATGTACACTCCAATGTAAACGTATTGTATTAAATGTATTTGTTTCTTCTTCTGCACCTACCCATGTTTTATGGAAAAAGTTTCCAACTCCATTTGGAGTAGAAAGTATAATTGCATTACCACCCGTTGATAGAGTAGATTGTGCAGATACCCATATATCTTCAATCTTATCAATAAAAGCTGCTTCATCAAATACCAATAGTGATAGTGCTTCAGAACGACCAGCATCACTAGCAGCTGAAGTTGCTTTTATCTGAGAACCATTTGAGTATCTTAAAGATAGTTTGTTATCTTCTACGGTTGTTTGTTTTAACCACGATGGTAAGTACTGATTCATTACACGAACCTTCGTTACAAGGTTCTTTGCAACTTCTTGTTTAGTTGCAATTACTAATACGTTAAAATCTTGATTGAATAACATCTTCCAAAGTGAAAATCCAGCAGTTAAGGTAGATATACCTGTTTGTCGAGATTTAAGGATGATATTGTATCTATGTTCTGCAAATTGGTCTAAAGTTCTTTCTTGGAATTGATATAAATGAAATGGAATCTTACCACGAACAGGATGTTGAATCATACAATACTTCTTCATGAAGTAAATTGGATCTGATGCACATTTCTGGTACTCAATCTTTATTATATCTTTTAAGGATTGTTTAGCCATATTATTTTTTTTTCTTGAATGAAATTTTCCAATACATAGAACCACCAATGTAAGGTTGTATCGTGCTGTTTACATTTAATACACCAACATCCAATCCCCACATCTTATCTTGTTTATCTTTATATAAAAGGCCAAACTTTGCATTGTTTATAAAGTTAGTTTTATCAAATCCACCACCAATTCCATAATAGAATACTCTTTTAGGTAATTCTTTTACTGTTTTTGTATTGTATATCGTAGGAACTTTAAAATTCCATACAATATCTCTGCTTAATATTTTATTTTGTGTTATGGTATCTGTAACTATACCAAATCCTAATGTTGGGTTCGGTTTTGTTCCCATTGAATCAATTACAATTTCAGGAGCAAATTCATAAGTTAGTTTTAAAGTATCTTTAACTACATACTTTGAATAATAATCTTTTATGATTTGTAGAGAATCAACATCTGCTGGAATCTCTACTATTTTTTCAACTACTCTATCTACATACTTAGGTACATATTTTTTTACTTCTACAATTTTATTAATAAAAACAGTATCTATTTTTTGCTCTAATAGTTCGTAGTCTTTTCCATCTACTTTTACTATATCTTTAGGAGGTGCACTATCACCACTACAAGTTCTCATCAATAAGATGATTCCTACCAATCCAATAATTAATACTTCTTTAAAGTATTTTTGTAAAATTTTAAAGATAATGCTCATAATTCTTTTCCCTCAATTCGTCAAAGGCTGATAATCTATTTGCCTCTAGTTCTTCTATTTCCTTAGTACCGATATCAATCATTTCCTGTATCTCGGCTTTTACTTCATCTATTGATTTTGGCAATTTCCACTTCTCAACAGTTCCATCTTCGTTAACATACTCATATTCTTCTTTAACTTCAGTAAGAGAATGTTTTAGTTCTTCTAATTTTTGTTTTCCATAAACAATCATCTTAGTCCAAACTTTATAATTCTGAAATGGAGCAAACATGCCATCTACTCTAAGTATAGTTTCTCTTTCAGTAGTACAACCCATACAAAAACCTCCGTTTTGAATAAATTGTATATCGTTATTGGTTTTTTTAATTGTCTTACAAGTAGGATTCTTGCAGCTATTCTTTTCTTGAAGATATTTTCGTATCTTTTGGAAAGCATCATGGTTCTTACCTGTTTTTACTGTATATCCTTCTTTCTTTTCGAATTTATGATTATCATCTTCCCAAACATCACCCACATTATGAGAGATATCTGCTTTATCATAACCAACGGTTGTATTTTTAGCATATTCACCAGTTTGCACCATGTCCATCAACTTTCTACGAGTTGGGTGCATATATTTTTTCTTAAATTCTTTTCCCATTATTACACATTAGGTTATATTGTTGTATATAAATATATAAAAATAGAGAAACCGTTATTTTTAGAAGAAAATACCGAGTATTTGATTTACAGATGCAAACGTTCCTGTTAACTTAAATGTACTACCATTATATACGAATACAATTCCCTCATTTGGTACAATTTTCTTAGAACCACCGATTGATTGTAATCTACCAAGTTCTAATTTAAGCTTTTCAATCTTTTTTGGGTCACCTGATTTCTTAACATCTTTAATTGTCTTATCAATTCGTTTTTTCATATCACGAACGGCTTTATCAGGGTTAACTGTAAGTGCAGATGAAGTAAATTCTAATACTTCAGCTCCCAATCCTAAGAATATCTCTTCGAACTTCATTAAGTTGGTTTTACCAATCTTCTTTTGGTCTTCTTTATCTGTTTTCTTAGCCCACTCTAATGTTTTTTCATCATTAAAGTTCTTTTTATCTAATCTAAAACCCTTTTCCATGAATGCCCATCTCTTAACTAATCCCATTTTGGTTTTGTTATCAAGTGATGTAGGTGAATTCTTATCTACCCATTGTTCCCACCATGCTTGGTGATAGTTTGCAACACCATCAGTATCTTTTAAACTAAATTCTTTCTGTAATTTAGATATCTGTGATGAATATTTAGATTTACTCTTGTTTAAGTTCTGTGATTTGGGTAATTTGATTACAGGTGGTCCTTGGATTGTATAATTATCTTGTACATCCTTATTAACTTGTTTAATCATACCAGCTAGTACTCTTGCTGCATCACCATTCTCACCAATTGCAATTCCATCCATATTAAATTCCATAGTTCCATGGAATACCAATAATGCTTGTCCATAAGGAATAACATTAACTGATGTTGGATAAATTACTTCAAGGTTCATGAAACATGCTCCTTGTTTGAATACTTTATCTCTTTGTTTTTCAGATAATGATTTTATAGAATCTGAAAGGTCTTTCATTGCAAAGTTATAAGCTTTTTCTAATTCACCTCTACCAGCAAATTTATCAGCAACTGCTTTAATATCTAAAGCATTCTCACCTTTGTTCTTTAAGTGTCCTTTATTACGAGCCGCTACTAATCTTCCATCTCTCCATGAAATAGCCAATGCTTGACCATCTGTTTTTTCTCGTGTGAATTCTAATGTACCCTCTAAGGCACGATTTACTATATCTTTAAGTTGTCCAAAGGTTAAATTGATATCAGTATCAAATGGATGAGACATATGCCCATACGCACCACCTTCTTGAAGTAATTTAGTTTCGTTTATGTTTTCTTTGATTAGTTGTTGTGGTGTTTTAGTGTTTGGTAAAAACATTTCAACTATTTTATTATCAATATCACTTATTAACTGTTCTATACTATCCATATTTTCGTTTTCTTTAGATTCACCCAACCCACCTTTATCATGTTTTGAAAATTTACCTAATTTATCAAATGCTCTGAATGATTTTAACTTATCTTGTTTTACAGGTCTCATATCAGATAGTTGTTTGTATCTCATGTGGTTTTTAACAATGTAATATACATTTGCTGCATTACCATCAACCGATTCTATAAACTTTTTATACTTCTTTACTAATGAAGCAGATACTTTCTCATGTCCAAAGTGTGTGATGTGTCCTTTCTTTGGATGAATACCCGCAGTTTCATCTTTTCCTATATCATGGAACATTGCTGCTATTGCAATATCAATATCATCTTCTTTGATTGAACGATTCACAACCATAATAGTATGTTTAAGAACATTACCCTCTGGATGTTTATCTACTCTTTGACCAAAGTTCTTTAGATTGTAAACTCTCTTTTGTAAATCAGAAGGCATCTTTTTAAATAATGATTTGAAATCTGTGATTCCTAAATCTTTTAAACCTTCTTTTAAATGAGTTATTTTATTATCTTTCTTCCAAGCTTTTTTATCAAATACAACATCATCTTGTACCATCATTTTCATCAACTCTCTACCGAACTTTAACTTATCTTTAATGTGAGTAAATTCTTTATTATCTTTTCTAGCCCATTTGTACCATAATGCTGATAGAGTTAAAAACATCTTTCCACCATTATCTTTATTTTTTAGAAGTTCCTTTTTAAACATACTTCTATTTTTGTATGCATACTTCTTAAAATCTAAATATACTAACTCATTAGGAGTATCCATAGGAATCGGTCTACCTTCCTTAACTGGTTTTGCTTTTAGAAATGCCTGGTCTACAATATCTTCATTCTTTTTTTCGAATTTTTCAACTTCCTTTGCTCGTAATGCTGGTAAGAATCTGAATTTAGCTCTTTTTATTATTCTACCTTTTTTTCTTACTACATTCTTATGAACTACTTGGGTTTGTGCAATAGATAAATCAGCTTTCTTAATACCAGGATATAATTCTTCGGAGAATTCAGCATAAACTTGTCTATATGCCATCTTGTACGCAATCTTCTTAAGTTTAGAAAGAGGTTTTCTACGTTTCATTGTTCTTGCTCTTCTTCTAGCAATTTCCTTACTCTTTCCTGCCATTGATGCTTTTCTTCTTAATCTATCAGCAGGTCTCATCTTACCTCGTTCATCTAAATCCTCGGATTCAATTGTGTATTTTGCATCTGATGATTTAAAATCATTTTTTCTCATTATGGTTTTAGCGATTAGTTTATTCGCTTGTTTCATAAATGGAATATTAAGGTTTGTTCGGTTATCCTTTACTACAATTTGATT